CAAATGCAAATTGCAAAGATCCTGACAAGTATTCACTTATGAAGTTACTACGTGACGAAGGGTGTCCTCCGCAAACAATAGATATTATTGCTGACCCACTAAAAGCACAACTTAGTGAGATTAATGAATTAATGTCACCACCCAGCAAGAAAGAACTTGCAACAATGTCAGAACAAGAACAAGACATGGTAGCACAACTTGAAGAAGGCTATTCTCATTTTGGCAAGTTACAGATACGTGCATTGCAAAAGTTTTTAGAACGTGCAGTTGCTGACTGTGCAAGTTATGTACAGGTTAAAAAAGCAGATAGACAACCACGTCCTACTAAGCAAAAGACTCCAGCACAAATCACACGTAAATTTAAATACCTTAGGAAGTTTGAAGAACTTGACTTAACAAGTGTTAGTCCCGAAAAGATGGTTAACGGAACTGAAGCATGGCTTTACAATACAAAAACACGCAAGTTGATTTATGTTATTGCTGATGAAGTTATCAAAACATACAGTATCAAAAGTAACAGTGTAATTGGTTTTGATCCAAACAAGAGTGTACAGAAAACACTGCGTAAACCAGCAGAACAGATCAAAGAGCTCATGAAAGGTGGCAAGCCCAACAATAGAAAACAGTTTGCCAACATCAAAGCCACTGAAATTAAGTATAACGGACGTGGCAATGAACATGTAGTAATACTCAAGGCTTGGTGATTAGTATAAATACTGTCATAGGATGGTATTATGGCAACTGAAACACTCGATCAAACATTAGATACAAAGAAACAAGAAGTAATTAATTATGTAAAGTTACAATTAGGCGAAGGCATAATTGATACTGAACTTGATGCAAGTCATTATGAAGCCGCATACCAAAGAACAATTGGTACATATAGACAACGTGCTGAAAATGCTTTTGAAGAAAGTTACAATTTTTTAACCTTGCGTGAAGATACAAATATCTACACACTTCCTAGTGAAGTGCAGACTGTCAGACAGGTATTTAGACGTACTATTGGTTTTAGTAACGGTGGAGAAGGTACTGCATTTGAACCTTTTAGCTCAGCCGCACTTAACACATACCTACTTAATGGAAATCAAATGGGCGGACTTGCTACATATGATTTTTACACACAGTATGTAGAACTAACTGCAAAAATGTTTGGCGGCTTTCTCAATTACAATTACAACAGTGCAACAAAACAGATTACACTGATGAGAGATATCAAAGGCTCAGGAGAAGTTGTTTTGCTTTGGTGTTATAATCTACGTCCTGAAGTGCAACTGCTTACTGATTTCTCAACATTACAGTGGGTAAGAGATTATATGGTTGGTAACTGTAAACTTATTATTGGTGAAGCAAGAGAAAAGTTTGCAACTATTGCTGGACCACAAGGTGGTACTGCACTAAACGGTGCACAAATGAAAGCAGAAGGCCAAGCAATTATGGATAAAATGGTCGAAGAACTTAAACTTTATGTAGATGGTTCACAACCTATGTCTTGGGTAATTGGCTAATGCGAGCAGTAGAGTTTATTACTGAACACGAAATGGTGTTCAGTAGAACAGGTAATAAACTAAAAACAAAATGGCGTTGTACTAGTGGTACACGAAGAGGCCGTGTTGTGAGCAATGCCAAAGACTGTGATGCTCCTATAGATCAACGTAAGCGAGCACAAATGAAAGTGACTCGCAAGACAAAAAGCAAAGTTGCTGCAAGAAAATCCAAGAAGACCAAAAGAGTAAATCCAGCAAGTAGGATTTTAGGCATGCTGAACAAACTGCGTAAAGGCAGTGTAAGCTCAGGCGGTAAAGTACAAAAAGCATACAAGCCACCAAAGTCAAGCCTCAAAGGCACAATTGGAACAAAAAAAACAGTAAAGCCAAGAAAATAGGTTGACATAGTTTCATTATCTGCTATACTGATAGTATGGATATTATGATTGACATTGAAACAGTAGGCACAGGTCCTGAAGCTTGTATACTTACTATCGCGGCCCAGACTTTTGATCCTCTAAGTACTGGTTACCAAAAACAAGATTACTATGCCAGAGTTGATGTTGACAGTCAACCTGATAGAGAAGTGGATGATTCTACTGTTGAATGGTGGGCTACACAACCCAAAGAAGCACAGGACGAAGCATTTGGTGAGGAAGGTAGAATACCTCTAAAACAATCTCTTGAAGAACTGAGCAAGTTATGCTTTCACTGTAAACTAACTTGGGCAAACGGTACAACATTTGATATGGTTATACTTGAGAATGCATTCAAACAATTAGGATTGCCTATACCTTGGCAGTTTTGGAATGTGCGTGATGCAAGAACTGTTTATAGTCTATATCCGGATTTGCCAAAGCCACGTGCCAGTCACCATGCACTAGAAGATTGTAGAAGGCAAATTGATCTATTGCAACAAACACTTAAACATCTTAGGGTAGCAGGACTGAAATGATAATTGGCATCTGTGGATTGATAGGGTCAGGCAAAGGCTCAGTGGGAGACATTCTAGTTGAGCAAGGATATAAAAAAGTAAGTTTTGCTGACAAACTCAAAGACGGTGTTGCGACTATCTTTGGTTATGATAGATCTATGCTAGAAGGCGATACTGATGAGAGTAGATCTTGGCGTGAACAAACAGATGAGTTTTGGTCAAAAGAAACTGGCAGAACAATAACACCAAGAATCGTATTACAAGAATTTGGCACTGATTGTATGCGTAACGGTTACTATGATGGTGTGTGGGTAAGTTTATTAAAACAACAGATACTTGACAACCCAGGCGATTATGTGATACCTGATGTGAGGTTCCGTAACGAACAAGATATGATTAGAGAACTATCAGGACAAATTTGGCGTGTGCAACGTGGAGACGTTCCTGAGTGGTATGGTTGTGCTATGTTAGATAATACCACTGGCGGTAATCTCATGGAAGCCTATGATATACATTCAAGTGAATACAAATGGATTGATCTCAACAACAAGTTTGATACTACCATTTACAATAACAACACACTTGATCAACTGAAACAATTAGTCCTCAACGAGATCTCCAACCCTCCAAGGTAAGTCGAGCTTTGTAATTTCTACTGTACAATTCAAACATACGTTTCTCAAGTTTGTAAGATCTACATTGTTCAAATTTCCATCCATGTGATATACTAGTATTTGTGCTCCACTTTTAGCACGAAAGTTGCACCTGTCACATCTTAGTTTTTTCTTAAAACCACTTGTCCGCCATCGAGGATCTTTGGCCTTGATTTTTTTATTACGTCGGATACAACTGTCACATCTAGTCCTATAGTGTGTTTTATTTTCTTTGATATAATTGATTGCAACTAATTGCCGGTTGCATGCAGTACAAATAGGCCTCTTCATACGGTTATTTAGCAATACAAACCTTTGCAAAGGGCAGTGTTTACGGCAGTATTTGGAAGATTCTTATAAATATCAGTAAGAGATTTTAAACACAAAGGAAGTGAAACATGGCACTAACATCACCGGGCGTAGAAGTTACTATAATAGATGAAAGTAATTATCTACCAGCCGCAACAAATTCAGTTCCATTTATTTTGATAGCAACGGCTCAAAACAAAGTAAGTGGTGCAGGCGTAGGCGTAGCCGCAGGAACAACTGCAGCCAACGCAAATAAACCTTACTTGATAACATCACAGAGAGACTTATCAGCAACATTTGGAACTCCGTTCTTTTATAGTACTGCCGCTGGCACAAGCATTAACGGATATGAACTAAATGAATATGGTTTATTGGCAGCCTACTCTGCATTAGGAGTAAGCAATAGAGCATACGTTCAAAGAGCAGACGTTGATCTAAGTCAACTTACTGCAACAACAACACGTCCAACTGGAGATCCAGCTGATGGTACTTACTGGTTTGACACTGGTGTAAGTGCATATGGTGCTTTTGAATGGTCAGCAACAACAAATGTTTTTACTAACAAAGTTCCAACTGTAATAACAAATGTTGCAGACTTAGTAGGTGGTTCTTCAGGTGGTGTACCTTTAGCTTCAATTGGTAGTATTGGCGATTATGCAATCAACACAACAAATACAAGTAATCCAATGTATCTCAAATCACCAGGAAATAGTGCAGCCAGTGTTACTGCTAATTCATGGGTCTTGGTTGGAAGCAATAGTTGGAAGAATTCCTGGCCAACAGTGATCGGTACTGCTACTAATCCAACAATTACTGCTGGTAATAGCATGGTTATCAATGATGTTTCTGTAACTGCTAGTGGAACAACTTTAACTACTATAGCAAGTGATATAAACAGTGCCAGTATCACAGGCGTAAAAGCATTAGTAAGTTCTGACAACAAATTAGAAATTTATGCAGACGGTACTGCAGCCAACGATGGATCAACAGACGATGGTAATGGCATTGTAATGATTGATGATGGTAACAACGCAACATTATTAACAGAAATAGGTATTGCAACAAGTACATCAAGATCAGACAAGCCATATTATGCTCCAGTTGTTCATTTTGGACCAAACTATAGTAACCCACAATGGCAGACCTTTGACACAGAGCCTCATCCAACAGGATCAATTTGGTATAAGACAAACAATGTCAATCTTGGTGCAAATTATGTAATCAAAGAGTACGCAGTAGCAACTGATACATTCACAACACTTAATAATCCGCTTTACACAAATGACCAAAGTGCATTAAAAGCATTAGATCCTACAGGTGGTGGATTAAATATTGCAACTGGATCTTTGTATTCACAATATGACGTTTCAGACGATGATACATATACCACTAAAATCTTTGACAGATTAACAACTGGTGCAACGCTTGTAACAGGAACAATAGCTAATCCAACATTTATTGCTGAAGAAACATTTACAATTCAGGCAAGTGCAAAAAACAGTAATACACTTACTACTGCGGTTACTGCTACACTTAAAGGTACTAGTGCTTCAGACTTTGTTGCTGCTTTTACTGCCGCAAATGTAGCAAACACAACTGCAAGAGTATTATCAACTGGTGCCATACAAATTGAACATACAGAGGGCGGAGTAATTCACTTGAAAGACACAAGTGGAGATCCAGTAAATGACACAGGAATAAGTTCAGCAATCACAACTGGCCAAGTTAGAAATGGCTCACCAGCCGCAGCAGATTTAATTCTAAGTAACTGGATTCCATTAGGGTTTGGTACAACTCCAGTTTACACTGCAAGTTCGACTGCACCAAGTATTGATCCAGCAGACGGAACATTATGGTATTACAGTACAACAAATGAAATTGATATTATGATTCAAGACAACGGCACATGGAAAGGTTACCAAAATGTAACCTCAGATGCTAGAGGCTTTGATCTTAGTGCTACATCACCAGATGGTCCAATTGTGAGTGCTACAGCACCAACACTTCAAAGCGATAATAGTGCATTGGTATTTGGTGATATTTGGATTTCAACTGCTGACTTAGACAACTGGCCATTAATATATAGATGGGAAAGTGTTCTTTCGGTGAATCAATGGGTATTGATAGACAATTCAGATCAGACAGGACAAAATGGAGTATTGTTTGCGGATGCACGTTGGGCTGGTAACGGAACAACTGATCCAATTACAGGCGATATACCAACTATTAAGAGTTTGCTAACAAGTGACTATCTAGATCTTGACAAGCCAGATCCTACACTTTATCCAACTGGAATGTTATTGTACAACACAAGACGTAGTGGATTTAATGTAAAGAGTTTTCAAGTAGATTACTTTAATGCCGCAGACTTTCCATTTGCTACTTTTGGTGCATTACCAACAGTAACAGATGCATGGGTAACTGCAAGTGGCAACCAAAGTGATGGTTCTATGTATGCAGGAAGAAAAGCAGTTAGAGAAATTGTTGTTGCCGCACTTAAATCATCAGTTGATGCTACACAAGAACTACGTGAAGAGCAAAAGATATTTAACTTATTATGTTGCCCTAACTATGAGGAACTAGCAAATAATCTAGTAGCATTGAACAATGAGAGAAACAATACAGGTTTTATTCTAAGTGACATGCCAATGCGTACAGCAGACACAGGAACAGCTATTACCAATTGGGCAACCAATGCAAATGGTGATGGATTAACAACTGCTGATCCATACTTTGGAGTATTTTATCCAAGTTGTCAAACAACAGACTTATCAGGCACAACAGTGGTTGCACCAGCAACACACATGATACTGAGAACTGTGATACGTTCAGATGATGTATCTTTTCCTTGGTTAGCACCAGCAGGTACAAGACGTGGTACTGTTGATAATGCAAGTCAAATTGGATATGTAGATGCTATAACAGGCGAATTTACGCAAACTGCTGTTAGACAAGGTCTAAGAGACACACTTTACGAAAATTCGATTAATCCGATTACATTTATTCCTGGATCAGGTATACTCAACTACGGTAACAAGACTACGTTTACTGGAAGTTCACTTGATAGAATAAACGTTGCAAGACTTGTAGCATTTATACGTGGTAGACTAGAATCAATTGGTAAGAACTTTGTGTTTGAGCCAAATGATACTACAACACGTGATGAGATTAAGAACTCAGTTGAAAGTTTGATGATTGATCTAGTTGCAAAGCGTGGTATATACGACTATTTGGTAGTATGTGATACTTCAAATAACACACCGGCTAGGATTGACGCCAACGAATTATATGTTGATGTTGCAATTGAGCCAGTGAAAGCTGTTGAGTTTATCTACATACCGGTTAGAATCAAAAATACAGGTGAGATATCCGCAGGTAACGTAGCAAGTTCGGCTGCGGTTACTTAAGAACAAGAAAAAAATTGAAATGGGGCTTAGGTCCCATTTTTTTGTGACAAAATTTAGATAAATACTTTTGTAATAAGGAGAATTAGAAAATGGCCGTATCATCGCTAACAAGAATGACAGTACCTTTGGCGTCAGACCAATCCAGTCCAACTCAAGGACTGTTAATGCCGAAACTAAAATATCGCTACCGGGTGGTATTTGAGAACATGGGAGTGTCTACACCTAGAACAGAACTTACCAAGCAGGTAATGACTTTTACTAGACCTACTATAAACTTTGAAGAAATTGAAGTACCAATCTACAACAGTAGAATCTATCTTGCTGGACGTCAAACATGGG